TGAAGCAACACTTGACGATGTGGTATTTAACGATGGCGGATGGCTATGCAAGCACTGCGCTTGGTAAACCGTACAATGTGCTAAAAATCGAGCCCACCATTCGCGAGGCGCAGAAACTGCTCGCCGCTGCTTTGCAGCATGTACACATGGACAGTCGCCAGCAGTTAGCGCCAGTGGGTCAGGCTATTGGACAGATGATGCAAATGATGAAACAGCTGCAATCGCAAATGCAGCCTCAGCAGATTTCTCCGCCAATCGACCCCAACATTGTCGCGCAGGTGCAGGCGGTTACGCAAACCTCCATGGCAGAGACACAACGCAAGGCACAGAAAGACCAGATCGACGCGCAGCTCGACGAGCAAAAGATTCAAGCTGCCGCAGCCAAAAACACCGAAGACAATTTGGTCAAAGAACGCATGAATGCCGCGCAGTTATCTACCGACTCTGAACAGTTACAGCATGAGCAACTGAAAACTGCCCTCGAAGCTCAACGCCATACACAGGCAAACCTAGGAGAAATGAAATGAGTGATGATTTCGTAAACATGCACAAACGCATTGCTATGGGGCAAGCCGGTGCTGAGACCCACCTAAAACGTGGCGGCAAAGTTTCTAAGTACGCTAAAGGTGGCAGCGTCAAAAAACCTGACGAGGTGATGTGGGACGAACCCGCCGGTGCCGAACAGAATCGAATTGGTCCTGTGCCTGAGAAAAAAGCGCAGACCCTTATGCGCGACAGCAGCCAAAAGCTGCCTTACCCAAAACCCGGAGCAAAGATCGCCACGATGAAAAAAGGCGGTCATGCTAAAGGCGGGCTCACAATCGCAATTGTGGCGCCAATGAAGAAGAGCGTAGGTCGGGGTCGCTAGTGCAAATTAGCGCCTTACTAACTCTTGTCAAGCAAAAGCAGCGAGAAATCGCTGACTCGATGGCTAGCGGTCATTGCGCGAGCTTTGAGCGTTACCAGTACTTGGCAGGGATGCACGCAGGTTTGCAAGAAACCTTGAGTCTTATTAACAATCTTTTGGAAGAGGAAAAGAGAGATGACGTATGATGTTGAACAAACGCTTGAAGAAGCGTTTCCGGTAATTGACCCGCTTATGGCGCCGTATGGCGCTCGTGTTCTCGTGCAATTGAGAGCAGTGAAAGACAAGGTCACGAGCAGTGGTATTTACATTCCCGAGGAATCGAAAGAAACCGAAAAGTGGAACACCATGATTGGTAAAGTCCTGGCTATTGGCCCGTTGGCGTTCAAAAAACGCGACACAATGGAGCCTTGGGTCGAGGGGGTTTGGTGCCAAGTTGGTGAATACGTCCGCGTGCCTAAATGGGGCGGTGATCGGTGGGAGATCGATTTCGAAGAAAATGGTGCCAAAGGTAAAGCACTGTTCACGTTCTTTAACGACCATGAGATTATCGGTAAAGTCACCGGCGATCCTCGGGCCATTAAAGCGTTTATTTAAGTTTTGAAGGAAACTTTATGACACCAACTGACAAAATGGAGATGCAAATCTCCGAGGAAAACGATGGAGGCGCGGTGGTCGTGCTTCCCGAAAGCATGGCTAGTCCGCCGCAAGGCGAAGAGCCCACCCGTAATGAACCCTCTGGCGACGAATTAGATGAAAAATTCTCGCAAAATGATGGTTTAGACAACGACCCCGACCGAGAAGCCATCCGTGCTGCTCGGCGCGAGGAGCGAAAGCTCAAAAAACAGATCCACCGCGAGAAAGCTCGTGAGTCGAGTCACTTGGTTAGCTCGCTAAAGCAGCAGAATCAGGCGCTGGCGGATCGTTTAGCTGCACTGGAACAGAAAAGTTCAGGTGCCGAAATGGCGCGTGTTGATAAAGCCATTGACGATGCGGCTGTTCAGCTTGAATACGCCAAGATGAAAATGAAATCGGCTGTGGAAACTCGCGACGGCGAGGGCGTCACCAAGTCACAGGAGATGTGGTTTGAGGCGCAGCGACAGCTCGAATCGCTGCAAAGCCTGAAACAGCGCGCATCTCAGCAAAATTCCCAGCCAAAACAGACAATCAACGCTCCCGACCCCGTGGTGGCGCGGATGGCTTCTGAATGGATGGAGGAAAACTCTTGGTACGACCCCAAGGGTGGAAACGAAGAGTCGCAAATTGCGCAAGTTATCGATAAGCGCCTAATTGCTGAAGGTTTCGACCCCACTTCCCCAGACTACTGGGACGAGCTTACCGACCGGGTTAAAAAATATATTCCCGACTCTCCTAAACAGGGTTATAATGGCGAAAATTCCCGTCCACAAAGGCCCAGATCGGTTATGACGAGTTCAGGTAGAGAGACAGCTGGTACAACTAAGTCTAACGAATTTAGACTAAGTCCTCAGCGTGTCGCCGCAATGAAAGAAGCGGGACTCTGGAACAACACTGAACTCCGTCAAAACGCCATTCGCAAATATGCCGAATGGGATCGTAGCAACAAACAAAGAGGCTAATTATGGACGACCGACTCAAAAGAAATAACCCTGCAAATCGCTCAGCTCGTGCACAAGAAGACGCATCGCGTCGCGCGCCCGAGGAACAATTTGTTTCGTCTGAGGAGCGCCGTAGGGCGTTCCGTTCGGAATGGCTTCAGGAAGCTCTTCCGACCCCGCCTGAGATTCCGGGCTTCCACTTGTGCTGGCTATCTTCAACCAATCAGTACGACCCCATCCATAAACGCACTCGCCTTGGCTATACGCAGGTGAAAGCCGACGAATTGCCCGGCTTTGATACCTACAAAGTAAAGTCTGGAGAGCACGAAGGATTTGTCGCTTGCAACGAGATGTTGCTGTTCAAACTTCCCATGGACATTTACCAGGACTTGATGTCAGAAATGCATCACTACGCCCCGCTAGATGAACAAGAGAAAATTCAAGTACAGCAAGAACAGTTGATGGGCAACAAGGACAGCAATGGTAGGCCGCTGGTTATGATTGAAGGTGATGGCATGAAGTTTGACCAAACCGCAAAGCTACCTGTTTTCAGGTAATTTCATCTTTAGGAGTTTAGACTATGTCTGCTACAAATGCTCCATTCGGTTTGCGCCCCGCGTTTTTCCCAACGGGTCTGGAACGCGCTCAGGCAATTACGAATGGTATCGTCTCGGGGTACGCCTCGAATATTCTCAAGGGTCAACCCATCGTCTACGGCACCACTGCTAACAGTGGTACTTTGGGCACTGTGATTCCCGCCGCCGCTACTGGCACAGTTACCGGCTCTTTCCAAGGTGTCGAGTGGACTGACACCACTGGTCGTCGTCGTGTTTCCAACTATTGGCCTGCAAGCACCACTGGAACCAACATCATTGCGTATTTCTACAATGACCAACAAATCATTTATGAAATCCAAAGCGATGCCACGATGGCGCAAACTTCAATGGGCAACGAGTACAATTTCAGCAACGTGACTGCTGGTTCCAATACCACTGGTCTGTCGGCTGCTACACTCGGCGTTTCCACTGCAGTGGGCAATGGTGCACAGGGTCAGATGCGCGTCGTTGATATCGGGCCTTATGTCGATAACAACTGGGGCGATCCATACGTCATCGTGCGCGTCCAGCTCGTCAACACTCAATGGTACGGTGCCTTCACCGCTACCGCTTAATTAGGAGCTAAATCATGGCCGCACCAATGAGAAGTACGGACTTCCGTTCGATCGTTGAGCCTATACTCAACGAAGCCTTCGACGGAGTCTACGATCAACGCGCTGACGAATGGTCCACGGTTTTCCGTGAACAGTCTGGTATCCCGCGCAATTACCACGAAGAGCCTGTCCTGTATGGATTTGGCGCAGCACCTCAGTTGCCTGATGGTTCGCCTGTGTCCTACCAACAAGGTGGTGTTCTGTTCCTGCAACGCTACGTCTACCAAGTGTTTGGTCTTGCTTTTGCATTGACCAAAGTCTTGGTTGAAGACGGTGACCATATCCGTATCGGTCAGACTTACGCTAAGCACTTGGCACAATCTTTGGTGGAAACCAAAGAACTGCTCTGCGCCAACATCCTGAATCGTGCTTTCAATAGCTCGTACACTGGTGGTGATGGCGTTTCTTTGATTAACTCTGCTCACCCGATCGCGATCGGCACTTTTAGCAATCAGCTCAGCACTGCTGCTAACTTGTCGCAAACCTCGCTCGAGCAGATGTTGATCCAAGTGCGTCAAGCAGTTGACAACAACGGCAAGAAAATCCGTCTGCAACCCGTTAAACTGGTTGTTGCTCCCGGGAACGTTTTCCAAGCCGAAGTGTTGCTCAAGTCAGTGCTGCGTACCGGCACCGCCAACAACGACATCAACCCGATCAAATCGATTGGGCTGTTGCCTGAAGGCGCTACCGTGATTAGCCGTCTGACCTCGGCGACCAACTGGTGGGTTCAAACCGACGCACCTGAAGGTCTGAAACTGATGATGCGCCGTGCGCTGGAAAAGACCATGGAAGGTGATTTCGAAACCGACTCCATGCGCTATAAAGCAACCGAGCGTTATATTCCTAACTGGACCGACCCTCGCGGTTTGTTCGGCACCCCTGGCGTATAAGCCAAAGCGGGGCTGGCTAATCCCCAGCCCCTTTTTCTTGATCTTGTCATACTTTTCATGGAGCAGACAAAATGCCTCAATTTTCGGATGATCTCTTTCTAGGGACAGCAAACTCTTACGTCGGCACTGCAAACAGCAGTACGGAATCTGTTATTGTTGGTTCGGTTTCTTCAACCACCCTCACCGTTACCTCTATGCTGTCTGGGGACTCTTTGACCCTAGGCCAATACATTTCGGGTTCGGGTGTAACAGCCAACTCTTACATTACCGCGTTTGTTTCGGGCGCAGGTGGTACGGGCACTTATACACTCAACGCCTCCTCTTCCGCGACAGGCTCCATTACGATGTATGCCTCGGGCAATGCCGGTCTCGGCAATCCTGCTCCGATGGCTACAGGTATTGGCCCACTTGGTCGCGAATACGTTTGGGACGTCATTCCACAAACGCTACAAGCTGCGAACATCGCTGCTTCGCAAACCCCAACTACTGCTAGTAGCTTGACGCTGACTGCAGGTACTTCTTGCAAGTCCGTGACTCGTGTTGATAACACCACCGTTCTGCAGTTGGACGCCCCCCGTGCACTTCAGGTCGTGACTAGCACCGCCGTTGCCGCAACTTTGTCGAGTGTTTCTGCTACCGGAATTGGTGGTCAAATTAGCTTCACTTCACAAACGGGTCTGGTGAGCGGTCAACGTGTTACTGTTTCTGGTTCTGCAAGTGGCACTGGTACTATCACCAGTTACAGCAATCCCACTACTTACATCCTGACAGCTGTAACTTCCACCACTGCAACGCTGACCACTACCGCCGGTGTTGCTGTCGCTACCACTGCTGGTACGTTGACGATGACCTTTACTTTGGGTGTTGCACCTGTGACCGTTACTGTTTCTGGCTACGACTACTATGGTCAAGCTATGAGCGAAGCAATCACTTCTAGCGCTGTACTTAGCACTTCGGTTAGTGGTAAAAAAGCGTTCTACCAGATTGTTTCTGTCGCGGTTAGCGGCGGGACTGGTACTGCATTGACTGTTGGTACGACTGACATCCTCGGTTTACCTTTGCGTGTGTATGATGCAGGTTATTTGGTTCGTATTGGGTGGAACAATACTGTCGCTAATGACACAGGTGGTAACTCTGCTTTTGTTGCAGCTGATATGACCGTTACCGCAACTACCACTACCGGCGATGTGCGCGGGACTTACGTCCCATCCACCGCAACAAACGGCATCAAGCGTTTGGTGATTGTTATTGCACTTCCCGCTATCGCTGTTGGACCCAATGCGACTCGCACTGGTGCCCTCGGTGTAACCCAAGCCTAAGGAGTAGATCATGCCTGTATCAATAACGACTGAAGATCGCAAGCCTGAGCCTCCTAAACAGCCCGATGCTGAAAAAAACTATAAGCATGGTGGTAAAACCAAGAAAATGGCTATGGGGGGCGGAATGCCTGTTCCTCCGCCTATGCCAATGCGTGGTCGCGCTGGAATGGCGGGTTCACGTGGGGCTTTGCTTTCGAAACCTCGGGTTTCGATGCCTATGCCTCCTCCGCAAATGTCTGCTCCGCAAATGTCTGCTCCGCAAATGCCTGCTGGTCCAGCTATGAAAAAAGGCGGAAAAATGCATCATAAAGCTGAAGGTGGTGATGTCGCACAAGACAAAGCTATGATTAAAAAAGCCTTTAAAGAGCACGACACCCAAGAGCATAAAGGTGGCAAGGGCACGCATTTGGCGCTGAAAAAAGGCGGAAAAATGCAAAAATACGCTAAAGGTGGTGGTGTCAAAGACGCTGGTTCGGATACTCCCGGCGGACTGCTTGGTGGTATCGAGGCGACTCGTCCTGTGTCTAAAAAAGGCACTGGTGCAGTCATGCGTCCCGGCTATAAAGATGGCGGTCACGTGAAGCAACAAATGCCTTCAGGTTCTAAAGATTGTGGGCACGACAGCATGGGTAAAGGTATGGCTAAACACCGTTATGGCCATGATGAGGCTGATTCTAATCCGATGAAACGCGGCGGTAGCGCCATAAAAATGTCTACGCACATGAAAAAAGGCGGCGCTTGCAACTATTAAATCCGAGGGCTTTGGCCCTTGGGTTTTTTAACTCATAGGTGAAATATGTCGCAAATTGTTTCGTACACTGGCCCAACAAGCCAAACAGATAATCAACTACGCACGCAGACTTCTTCACGCTCTGCGGCATATGATCCTGTAGACAAACTGCGTGTTTCGCAGCCACAAGCATTGATCGATACAGACTTCGAGTATGGCCAACAGCCAACTAAGTGGGAGTCGATCAATTTGCAAAACAATCGGCAGGGTGCATATTACATTCCGCAGATTTATACAACTGTTGCCAACTCTACTTCGCAAGGTATTCGGACAACAAGCGGTAGTCGTACTGTTACAGTCTATATGGCTGATACGACTGCCTATTCTGTAGGAACTCCGATTTTTATTCAAGGTACAACTAATCCTAATGTAAATGGTTGGTGGCTTGTTACGACAGTAAATACAAATGTTTCTGTTGTATTTCTGCTCGATGCAAACGCCACAGCGACAGGGAATGTTTTCAACCCTGGTAAATCCTATGTATACCCTGGTTACTTTTACAGTAACTGCGGATTCCAGGTTGGTAGTAATTGCATCACTGCAAGTTCAACTACAACTCCTCTTTGCACCACTACTTACGCTCATGGGTTGAATGTTGGTGATTATGTTTACATGGTTGGTTTCGCTGGCGACACAAATGTAAATGGAGCATGGATTGTTGCTACGACTCCGACAGCCAGCACATTCACTTTTACGACTGCTGTAGCGGTCACAAGCCCAACCAACAGCGCTGGGCAATTGAATGTCTACACACGCCCTGCGGGTTGGGTTGAGTCTCGTCCATACGACGGCGGCGTTGCTTTTTCAGCTGGCGGTACGATTACGAATCAACAGCTTATTCGTCAGACTCGTCGTTACTTCCGATACCAGTCTGGTAAAGGTATTCAGTTCTCAACTGGCTCTGCATTGTGCCCAACATTGTTTCAGCCTGTACTCACTTCCTCTGGAACTACAGTTACAGTTACCACTTCTGCGCCGCATAATCTTTCGACTGGAACAACAATCCAAGTTTCCGGTGCAACACCTACGCAATACAATGGTACGTTTACAATTTTGTCAGGTGGGTTTACCAAAACCACATTCACGTATGCGACTACTGTAACCAATACACCACCCTCAACGCCTGCGATCGGTAATTCGATTCGTGTTAATCCTATTACGTGGTATGGTGCTCAAAATTCGGTAGGAATTTTTGACCAACAAAATGGGATTTTTTTCCGCTATGATGGTCAAAATTTGCTCGCAGTCGTTCGTTCTTCTACCATTCAGACAGCTGGTTATTGTCAAGTCACTCAAGGTAATGCGACAGTTATTGGCGTTGGGACTAATTTCACCACTGCTCTTATCCCTGGTCAGTTCTGTGTGATCCGTGGACAGTCATATCGTGTTATTGCCATTGCAAGTGACACCTCTCTGACGATCTCTCCTGAATACCGAGGAAACTCTTACGATTCGACCAATTCTCCGAATGGTGGTTATATCATGTCTGTTACTGTAGACAATGTTTACCCACGCTCGACTTGGTTTGACCCAATGGATGGCACTGGACCATCTGGTTATAATATCGATCTCAGTCGTATGCAGATGTGGTATGTGGATTATTCCTGGTACGGCGCTGGATCTATCCGTTGGGGTCTTAGGGGAAAAGATGGTGCAGTTACTTACTGTCACCAAGTTCAGAACAACAACATCCAATACGAAGCTTATATGCGTTCTGGTAATTTACCAGCACACTATGAGTCGAGTGGATTGACCCCTACGACTTATTTGACTTCTTCAATTGGAACCGGAGACACTACAATCCCTGTAGCGGATACAAGTTTATTCAACTCTAGTGGTCTGGCTAAACTAACGGGGAGTGGCGTTTCTGGCGTTGTTGAATACGTTTCTTACACAGGTAAAACTTCAACATCACTTACCGGCTGCACTCGCGGCCAAACTGGCGGTGCAGCTGCGACAGCATTTACTTATAGTTCACAAGCCTTTGTAACTGTTGAATACGCTACTCAAGACTCTGTACCTTCAATCTCGCATTGGGGTTCGTCGGTTATCATGGATGGTCAGTTCAACGACGACAAATCGCTAATCTTTAACTACGGCATGACTTCACCTTTAACCGTAGCCGCTGCTGGTTCTTACGCTTTGATGGCGATTCGTATTGCTCCATCTGTAGATAACGGAACCACAAACACACTAGGGTTGAAAGAGAACATCAATCGCATGCAGTTGCAACTTGACTCGGTGTCAATCATTGCATCAACTTCACAAGTGCTGATCAACTTGGTTTTAAATGGTCGTCTTCAAGCGGCATTTTCAGGAACCGGCTCTCAAGCAACATTTATCTCTCCATTACAGCTTCAGGGAACAGCAGCAACGGCTGGATTCACTTCCTCTTTGGCACAAATTGCAGTAAATGGCGCAACAGGTACCTCAGCGCTAATTGCAGGTGGTGAATCATTGGCTGCTTCTTATGTTCCAATTGGAATTAACACTCTAGACTTGGCAACTGTGCGTGATTTGGGTAACTCGATTTTAGGCGGTGGTGTGAATAACACTGTGCCAACATCACAGGCAGGTTTATACCCAGACGGGCCAGACGTTTTGTATGTAGTTGCAACTACGACAGGTGCATGCTCAATTCAAGCTCGCCTGTCCTGGAAAGAGGCACAGGCTTGATATGCCAAGCAAATCCCCCGCCCAACATCGGTTGATGGAAGCGGCTGCCCACACAAAGGGTGGCTTCGGAGGTGTTTCGCAAAAAGTTGGCAAAGAATTTGTCAGTGCTGACAAAAAGATGAAAAAAGGTGGTCTGTATGCAAACATCCATGCAAAACAGGAGAGAATTGCCGAAGGTTCTGGAGAAAAAATGCGCCGAGTGGGTGCTAAGGGTGCTCCAACTGCTGAAGCCTTTCGAGAATCTGCTAAAACAGCTAAAAAATTGGCTAGCGGCGGTCCAAGTTTATCTGTCGGGCGGAAAGAAAAGCTCCCTGTCAGCCAAGGCGCAGGCCTAACTGCAAAAGGTCGGGCCAAGGCGAATCGCGCAACGGGGAGTCATCTTCAAGCGCCAGCCCCGCACCCGAAAACCGAGAAAGAATCGGGCCGTAAAAAGTCATTCTGTGCTAGAATGAGTGGTGTTGTCGAGCATGCGAAAGGCGATGCTCCCAGAGCGAAAGCCTCGCTGGCTCGCTGGAATTGTAAAGATGGCGGTGTTGCAAAAAAGCATGACATAAAGGGTTGGTAATGTCCACAAGCGGAACAGTCGGGTCGACGGTAATCACTGTTCAGAATTTAATCGACAGTGGTGCGCGCCGTGCTGGAAAACTAGCTGAAGAATTGTCTGTTGAACAGGTGCAGGCTGCCAAGCAAAGTCTTTACTACTTGCTTTCCAACCTAGTCAACCGGGGCATCCAATATTGGTGCATTCAGAAAGTGGTGTACGGACTCGTACCTGACCACTATATTTACACACTGCCGGTTGGTGTGAATGATGTGCTAAATGTTAATTACCGGACAGTTACCTCCAACACCACTGGCGGATATAGCTCCTCTGGCACCGCTGCCAATGCTTTTGATGGTCTTTACACCAATATATGTCAGCTCACAAGTAACACTGGCAACATAGGCATCAGCAATGGCTCGGGTAGCCCCGTTTACATCGGCACAGTCGGGATTCTCCCTGCTGTTTCTGGCTCGGTTACATTGACGATTCAGTATTCTCAGGACAATACCAACTGGACCACTTCCTACTCTCCTGGCGCTACCACTTGGGTGGCTGGCACTTGGATTTACTACGACCTCGACCCCTCTGCTAACGCACCTTATTGGCGCATTCAACAGTCGGCTGGTACGAACATGGGTGTTTATCAGGTGGTTTTTGGCTCCAATGCCACCGAGATCCCGATGGCAAGGTTAAATCGTGATGATTACACCAACCTGCCGAACAAAAACTTCGTAAACAACTATCCGCTGCAATACTGGTTCGATCGGACTATCCCGCAGCCCACCATGTATCTGTGGCCCGCGCCGAACTCGTACGCACCGCAGGTTGTGGCCTGGTGCGCTTATTACGTGCAGGACGTAGGCTCCCTATCAGGCTCGCTGCAAATCCCACAGCGCTGGTATCTAGCTGTGCAGAACATGCTTGCGCATCAGATGGCTATGGAGTTGCCCGGCGTGGCAACAGAACGCATTGCGTATTGCGAGCAGCAGGCTGAAAAATATTGGTTCCAAGCCGAACAGGAAGAGCGCGACAAGTCGCCGATCTATTTCGCCCCTAACATAAGTGTCTACACAAGATGAGCATCTGGCTCGACACCTTAGGCAACACCGTCCTGTCCATCGCGATATGCGATCGATGCAAGATGAAACGCGCCTATGCGGATATCGGCCAAGATCGCAACATCCCCGGTCTACGCGTGTGCAATGAAGGTTGCAATGACGAGCGTGATCCATATCGCCTCCCGGCTCGCCAACCTGAAAAGATCGCGATCCGTTTTCCAAGGCCAGATGCTGATGTTGCGCAGCCGCATGACAATATTTTGACCGACCCAACTCAGGTTGCCAATCCGACGAGTGGTGGCGGTGAGTTTACAATTACAACCGAGACACCTTTGAATCCCCTGCCCGGCAACCTTGACGGATTAAGCCCATAATGGCCAACTATCAGACCGTCACCCCGATGTCGCTTGGACAAACAGCGGTAGGCACCGCTGTGAGCACGATTTACATTTCACCTAAGCAGACGCTTACAGCGATTCAAAATATAATTGTCGCCAACACAACAGGCTCTTCTGCAACCTATAGCATTTTCCTGGTGCCTTCTGCTGGAACCGCAGGTACAGCGAATGCGATATTTTATAATACAACTTTAGCGGCTAATTCGACTTTTAGCCTTACTTGTTTCCAAATTTTATCAGCAGGATGGACCATACAAGTGCAGGCTTCAGCCACTGGGTTAACAATCACAGCTAGTGGGAACCAATATGTCTGATGTAAGAATATCTTCCCTGCCCGCTGCCGGATCCATCACCGGCTCCGAGCTCGTGCCTGTGGTGCAGAATGGCACGACTGTGCAAACCACTGTAAGCGCGATTGCCACTAGCCCTACACAGACTTATACTTACCTTACGGTAAATAACACCTCTAACTTACCCAACAGTCGGTATCTCGCTGCTGGAAGTGGTCTGTCGCTGACAGACGGAGGGTCGCAGGGTTCTTTGCAAGTAAAACCTACGGGCGCTTTGCTCTCGATTGTTACCTCGGGTGTCGGTCTGCAGGCTAAAACCAACGTCAATACTCTTACTAATGTCTCGATCGGGGTTGGAACTGGGCTGTCAATTTCCAATCCGGACGGAAGTACAGGCAATCCGACGATCACGCTTAACGGGATTATGTCTAATCTCGCGGCAACTACTGGCACTGGATTTCTGGTTGTAAACGGTACGACCGTTACCCCTGTCACGATCACCGGCTCAAGTACAGTAACTGTGACGAATGGAACAGGCGCTGGTGGAAGCCCAACAATTAGCCTGCCTGTTACCAGCGTGATTGCTGGCACCTACACATTACCTACTGTTTCGGTGGATGCTTATGGCCGAATTACTTCGGCTTCAAGTGGAAGCGGTTCTAATTACGTTTCTTCTTTCAGCGCAGGAAGCACGGGTTTAACCCCATCATCTGCATCTACTGGCGCAATTACATTGGCTGGTACATTGGCTGTGGCTAATGGCGGTACGGGCGTCACTACAAGCACTGGTTCAGGCAGTGTGGTTCTTAGCACTAGTCCAACTTTGGTCACTCCGGCATTAGGAACACCAAGTTCTGGTGTTTTGACAAATGCAACTGGTTTGTCATTGACCTCTGGTGTGACTGGTATTTTGTCGGTGGCAAATGGTGGAACCGGCGTAACGACGAGTACCGGATCAGGCAGCAGCGTATTAAGCGCAAGCCCTACATTTACAGGCGTGCCGTTGGCTCCTACAGCGGCGCTCAATACCAATACCACGCAGTTGGCCACAACTGCATTTGTTATTCAGCAAGTGAGTAGCTCTGGTGGCGGCACAGTTACGAACGTTAGTTTTACTGGCGGAATAATTTCTGTAACAAACCCCACTTCTACCCCAGCTTTAACGATTGCTGGAACCAGCGGCGGAATCCCTTATTTTACCAGTGGGACAACTTGGGCTTCTAGCGCGGCGCTTGCAGCGAATGCCATCGTGCTTGGTGGCGGTGCAGGCGCTGCTCCGGCTACGACTACAACTGGCACTGGTGTCGTTGCTGCACTGGGTAACACGACCAATTCCGCCAGCGGTATCGTTGTCAAAGATGCAAACTCAAATTTGAGTGCGAATAACTTTTTCGTTGCATTTACAAGTACAGCCTCTGCTGGCGGAACCACAGTTCTTACCGTTGCCTCCACTCAGTATCAGTTGATAACTGGATCTACCAGTCAAACATTCCAGCTACCCAATGCGACTACGCTGGTGAATGGTGCAACTTTTACATTCAATAACAACTCGTCTGCTGGCACAGTCAGCATCAACAATGGTGCGGTAAGCCCGACGCTATTAACCTCTGTTGGTTCTGGTGGTTACGTCACACTCGTGCTGCTTGATAATTCCACACAAGCTGGTTCTTGGGATTACCATTTCCAAGCTCCAGCGAACACTACGTGGAGCACAAATACATTCACCACTGGTTCGGCAATTGTTTCAACTCAGACTGTACAGGGAACGCGCCTGATTTCTACAGTGGCGACTGGGACTGCACCTTTTACTGTGGCGAGCACTACACAGGTAGCAAATTTGAATGCGGCTACTGCAGGGAACGTCACCGGAACAGTTGCGGTAGCAAATGGCGGAACCGGTTTAACTTCCGGTACTGCTGGCGGCATTTTGGGTTTTACAGCAACGGGAACTTTGGCTTCTTCTTCGCTTTTGACTGCAAATGCCATTATGGTTGGTGGAGGCGCTGCGGCGACCCCAAGCACCATTACAACTGGCACGGGCGTTGTAACGGCATTGGGCGTAAATACCGGGACTGCTGGAGCTTTTGTTGTCAACGGCGGCGCTCTGGGCACGCCTACCAGCGGAACGGTGACCAACCTCACTGGCACGGCCTCCATCAACATCAACGGCACTGTGGGCGCTACAACGGCCTCCACGGGCGCATTCACCACGGTCTCGGCCTCCGGTGCCATCACATCAACGGTGACGACTGGAACCGCACCGTTTACGGTGGCAAGCACCACTCAGGTCGCCAACCTAAACGCGGCAACTGCTGGGACTGCGACCAACGCTACAAACGTGGCACTCACCGCCGGGTCTGGGGCAACAAACTACTTGCTCTTTAGCTCTGCTGCAACGGGCAATCAGGCGACCAATACCAACACCCTGTTGACCTACAATTACACGAATAACGCCCTGACAGCAGGCGTTACTGGCGGAACTTTCTAAGGAAAAATTATGGCTGCAACTGGTTTCACCCCCATATCGCTGTACTACAGCGCCACGGCATCTGCTGTGCCCGTCAACACCAACCTTGTTAACGGTGAGCTTGCTCTAAATACCCTAGACGAAAAACTATATTTCAAAAACAGCGCGGGAACCGTCAAGTTGTTGGCTGCGTCTGCGGCGGCTACTGGAACCGTATCTTCGGTTGCTCAGTCGTTTACTGGCGGCATTATTTCTGTTGGCGGTTCGCCCATTACAACGTCTGGAACATTGGCCCTTACTGTCGCTGGAACAAGCGGCGGTATCCCGTATTTTTCAAGCGCATCAACATGGGCAACCAGTGCGGCATTGACGCAATATGGAATTGTTTATGGCGGTGGCGCAGGCGCTACTCCGGTGGCAACAGCGGCAGGTACGACTGGGCAAGTTTTGACTGCTACCACAGGCGGCGCACCCACTTGGGCTTCTCCAGCAACAGGTGGAACTGTTACATCGGTTGGCGGAACGGGTTCTGTTAACGGAATCACGCTTACAGGTACTGTTACTTCCAGCGGAAATTTGACTCTTGGTGGTACTTTAAGCGGTGTCAGTTTAACTTCACAAGTATCCGGTACTTTGCCTGTAGCAAATGGTGGAACGGGCGCAACCACATTAACACTCAACAATGTTTTGCTCGGAAACGGCACATCTGCCTTACAAGCTGTAGCACCCGGCACTTCGGGCAATTTGCTTACGAGCAACGGAACAACGTGGACTAGCGCAGCCCCATCTGGCGGTACAACAGGTACTGCGGCAACCACGTTTACCTCCAGTGGTACGTTCACTATCCCCACGGGCGTCACCAAAATTAAGATGACCATTGTGGGAGGCGGCGGCAATGGTGGCAGCGCGGGAGGCAGTGGAACTACCAAGACGGGCGGTAATGGTGGTGGTGGCGGTGGCGCGGCAATAAAGTACCTTAGCGGATTGACACCTGGAAACACTTTGACTGTAACGGTAGGCGGTGCAGGCGGCACATCTAGCGTTGCGTCCGGCACTCAAACCATCACGACCGTCAGCGCAACCGGAAACGGCGGCATAGGTTCAAGCGGCGACATGAATATCAGAGGTGGCGTTGGCACTCCTTATCTGTCCATGCCAACTGCTAATACAGGGGACGTAAAGGGTGGTATAGGAGGCTCTTCAATATTTGGAGGTGGCGGCGGTTCTGGAAGCGGCGGCACTGGCGGTGCTGGCGGCGCATATGGCGGCGGCGGTGGTGGAGGCGGATGGACTGGCGGTTGCTGTTCTGCCGCTCAAGGCGGCGGCGCTGGCGCATCAGGCGTTGTCTTGATTGAATATGTTTCGTAAGTATTGATAGGAGCGCAAAATGAAATTTGCACTTATTTGCCCCAATGAGCCTGTACTAAATGGCTATCGTGTGGCCCAAGTTGAAGAAGTCGTTTTTCCTGTTGGTGAGCCAACTTATTGGTTGGAATGCGCTGATGATGTAGTGGCTGATATTTGGTACTTCAAAGATGGCGTAATCCTTCAACGTCCCGACATCGTCCCGCCTAGCAACGGTCTACAGAGCATGTGATGCAAACAGTTAACCCAGCGCACCTCTTTACCTATGGCGGTGCATCATTTAATGTGTACCATGCCAACAAAGGTGAGGGGTTGCCGCGCCATGAGCATACGTTCAACCATGCAACAGTTTGCAATGCAGGAAGCTGCATTCTTCGCAAAGAAGGGCGCGAAAAGATTATCGACAAGCACACGCAACCAGTTGACCTTGCAGCAAACGAGTGGCATGAAATCGAGGCGTTGGAAGACAACACGGTTTTTGTCAATATTTTTGTAACCTAACTAAAAACACGCCATGAACAAAATTACTGTATCCTCTCAACTTATGAACGCCATTCTTGGTTACCTTGGCGCACGCCCGTACCAAGAGGTATTCCAGTTGGTCGATGCCATCCAAAAAGAAGCTAAAGAGGCCACAACGCCCGCTGCTGAACCCGCACCGGAGTAGTCATGGAGAACCAGCAGCTATTCAACATCGTCGTAGCAATTGCCGGGTTCTTTGCTGTTTATGTGCTGAACAGCATGACCCGGCAGATTCAGAAGCTCGAAGACAAAGTCAATGAGCTTCCAGTCACCTATGTCATCAAGGGTGACTACCGCGAGGACATTGCCGAGGTCAAGACCATCTTGAAGCAGATATTTGACAAGCTGGACAGCAAGGCTGACAAATGAATGCGCTGGCTCGTACCCGTTCTTGTCTTGTCATTGGTGTACGGGGCAACAGCAAAACGCGAGTGCAGCCTTGATGATTTTGGAGTCGTAGCTTATTCAACGCATAACCCGAAAGAACGAAATGAAAGAATTACTAGTTGGTTGGATGAGTCAGGCCCAAGCTGCACTAAAGAGCAGCTGGTCAAAATTCAGCTCAATCTGGCGCAAGCCTTAGGCACTGCGGATACGATCGAAATCAGAGCAAAATTAGGCAAACTTTACGAAAGGGCAAAGTGATGGATGCTAAAGACAAGCTCATTTACATGGTGACCATGATGGTGACCGCTACCCTTTGTTCTGTGGTTGTCGTCCTTATCGGTGCGCTGGTGCATGGGTTGTTTGTCAAGGAAGTAGACAACACCAAGATTTTTGAAATCATCGGCCCCGCGT